ATGAACGGTCTTTCAAAATAACACTTCTCACTTTAGCAGCCAACTCTGTTGACTTCTTGTACCCTTCTTCTGGGTCATCTTCCTTCACGGTTACTACACATATTACAGGCAACCTCCATTGTTCTGCCAGTGTTCTGGGTGAAGCTTCAGCCCTAGCAACGTCTGTAAAAACGAACACAGAAGGAGTCTCTGGCTTAGGTCGTGTCTTATCCCCACGGATAACCGTTTTAACTTCTTCCAGCAATCCCCCTTCCGTGACTTCAGTTTCGATTACTCCAACTATTGCATCCAGTATTTGGTTGATTGCCTGGTCTAGTCTAATTCTATGTGGCATTATAACCCCACCTCCCTTAATGCTCGGCTTATGAACTCATCACTTCTGTTACTCGCCTGTTCAATGGCACGGTCTGCATAAGGATTAGCTTGAGTTCCTGGATGTATAACCCTCTTTACAGGATGTTCAGCTCCCTTCCAATACAAAGCCTTTTTTCTCTTTGGCTTGATTTCGTGTGGTTTAGTACCTTCATGAACTGCCAGTGCATACTCAACCCCACTCCATATCCTGTAAGACAGGTCATCCACCTGGTCAAGTTGGAATGAACCAACCAGCCTACCGTGGTCTACAGGTGCTTCTTTACGGATATTGCCCCATACTTCGGTAGCTGTGTACTTGATAGCCAGGGAAATTGCCTGTCGTGCAACTCTTATAAGCCTGTCAAAATCCTCTTGGCTCCACCCCTCTATCTTAATATCCACTGGTTCACACCTCCTCCTCCTCCTCCTTCTTGACTACCATCATGCCAAAGCTTGGCTTTCTAGGATATCTGGAAAGGTCTTTCTTTATTGCATCAGTAAACACTTGGTCATCTACCATCTGAATCTTATAATCATCCACCTGAACAATAGTGCTTTCCCTCCTGAAGGAAGCCTGAGCAATCACGTTAGCACACACTCTCATAGCAATATGGTTAATCCCAGGTGGCACTTCGGTACGCTTACCGTCTTCCACCTCCTGGTGGTAATTACGGTTTCGGTCTTGGTCGATGATATCCTTAATCTGCACCAACCAGCCCTCTATTACCTTCTTGAGTTCTTCATCGCTTTCTAATCCAAGGTCTTGAGGATGAACACCTGTATACTGTATCACCTCATCTGCAGTGCTATAGAATTGTGGCATTCATATTACCCCCTTTCCTTGAATTCCTCATACAACTCCTCGTGTGTCTGTCTAACGTGTGCCATTAGTCCTTGTTTGCTCTTACCTACATAGTCTTCACAGTAAGGACACGCAAATTCTGGTACATCAGGTTTATCAGGCTCCACAGAATGGTTTGTGTTGGGTTCTTCAACCTCCACCTGGGTATTATCCCTTGGTGAAACCACTGCTAAGTCTGTGTGTGCCTTGATTTCAGCCAACTGATATTTACTAACGATAACGGTTGTGGTCTTCAGAGGAGGAAAGAACCTTCCTCCCCTGAACACACCCTTATCGCTGTTGTTCTTGACTTCTACAGTCAATCTAACCGCCATGGCACTCACCACCTATTAATCTGCTGGCTTCTCTTGGTCAATGAGTGCAACCACAGCACCGTTCTCGTCTTCATAATGACAGTCGGCTTCAATGGTCAGAACAAAGTCTGTTCTGCGTGCCTTAGCTTCACGTTCTCTCTCGATAGTAACCTCATGGAACACACCCCACGCCATGTTGTCAGGATGCTGGAGCATTGCTACCCTACCAGTAGCCTGGCTTGCTCTCTCAAGCATAGGACAGTAAATCACAGGGATACCCTTGTACATCAAGCCACCGCCCTCGGTTTGTGCCCTGTCACCAAGTGCAGTACCTCTCTTCTTGAGAAGGTCTCTGTAACCATCCTCAATTTCATAAGGTACATAGAACCTCCACTCGGCTCTGTTCACCAGGAACTCTTTAGGCAGTGCATCAAGCAATGCCTTCAATACGTTCTCCGGAAAGTCGTCGGCATTCGGGTCAAAGTCCTTGTCGGTACCTGCACCGTACACCTTGTTTTTAGCCTTCTTAATCCAACCATCAGTCAAACTTAACAGTGGGTCAGTAGCATTGCTGGTGTCGGCAAAGATTGCCCATTCCTCAAGGTCTCTACCTGCTGCCTCACCGAACAGGTCAACCAGAGTATTCTCAAATCCACCACGTTCAATGTTGCGTCTTAACGCTCTATCCCTGATTGCAGTGACTGCCTGCATTTCCTTCGCAACCAACTTGTTGGTAGCAAAGGCTGGCTTGGAGAATTCAGTCTCTTCAAGCACTTTCTGAGTACCGTCAGAGTTGTTGCCTACGGTAAGCACTCTACCAGTGAACCCTACACGGTCAATCTCGGTTACATGAGAGTTCATCTCGATGAAACGTGCTTCAGGCAAGATGACTGTTCTAGCCTGCATTGCACGGATGAACTGGTTAAACTTCTCAGGTGCCAGCACACTGTCACCCAGGCTCTCAACGGTAATGCTCTTGAATGCACCGTCAAGTCTTGCCAAAATTTCATCATTGCTGTAAGTCATGATTATCGAACCTCCTTATATGCTCTTTTTCTACCGAACAGGTCTCGGTCTTCCAATTGAGACTTCTTGGCTTCATTGCCTTCGTCTCCATCCTGCCCCTTCAATGATTTAGGTGCAGCATTCTTCTTGCCAATTCTGGCTTCAAGTTCATCAAGCTTCTCAAGAACCTTGGACTTGAATGCCTCTTCCTCTTGGCTGGTGGTTTCGTCAACTTCCTCGGTCTCAACCTCGTCTGCCTTTGATTTCAGTGCCTCTATCTCAGCCTGAAGTGGCTCAACTGCAGACTTGACCGCTTCGTCAATCATGTTCTTTAAGTCTTCAGGTTTCATAGTCAAATCATCCTCCTTCTCATCATCAGGAACATCCTCCTTAACTGCACTATTGTTAGGAAACAAAACCTCCCTAACTTTCTGATACCAACTCTTTGACTTCTCTGCTGGAACCTCCTTGGATTTCAACGCAAAGAACTTAGCCTTCGGCACTGCTGGTTCATCAACTATGCTAACTGCTGCAGCAATCCAATCTTCTCCAAGGTCTCTCAGCAACGTTTTCTTCAGTGCCACTTCTGCACTTTTGCTGGCTGTCTCTAGTGTGGTTCGCCTGATACCCATAACGCTGTACCCAGTCAGTTCACCCTTCTCTACCATATCCCAGGTGGCTTCATCCAGTACCTTGCTTGCCAATACCCATGTACCTGCTGGCAGAATGGTCTTAACACCCTGCATATCAACCTCCATGTCCATAGGTAGCACATAACTCTCTACTGGCACTGCCACGTTGTTAAGTGTGTGCTGCAGGTCTACGTTACGGTAACTCTGCATCCACTCGTGTGCAGCCTGCTCAATTTTTTCTTTGGTGACAACCTCTCCGTCGCTGTCAGGTTCACCTGGCACTAACACTGCTGCATATGCTATATGCTTGCTGGCATTCTTCATGACAATTGGTCCAGTTAGCTCACATACGTTAAGCCCTTTGCTGGCAATGTCAATTCCTACCTCTTCCAAACGTTTAAGCACATACACGTTCTCCACTTCTCGTGGTAGCCCCAGGTAGACTTCTGTGTCACCTCTCATATAAGGAACCTCATACAACTTACCACTAACTTCATCTCGGACTATCACTGCATCGTCAAACGTGTGTATCACGTAGAAGTCAGTAATATCACCTTGACTAGAGTCGTGGTTATCTAGCTCCCTATACACCTTTGTTCTTAGTCTCTCCATGATAACTTCATAGCTGTCGTTGACTCTTCTGCTCACCTAGTCATCACCTCCTAACCTCAATCAAATCACTCTCTCGGAAATAACTGGCTCCTGGTGGTGCCATCTTTCCTTCTGGCATCAGGAATGGTACCGTTCTGCACCTGCAGTTAATCCATTCCTTGATTGTGCCTTGCCCACCACTTCTATCACCTGGATAATACAACCCATTGCTGAAAGGTTCTCCCACTCGCACTATCTCACCGTGTATATTAGCGTGGCTTCCCCTTACCCTCTCATCTAGTGCTGTATACCACATGTGATATCTGACACCAAGCTCCTGCTCGGTCAGGTAGGCTCCTTCGTTCTGGAATGAGTTAATTTCTGTTCTTGCAACTCGTCTCAATTCGTAGTCTTGCATAGCCTGGAACACCTGTCGTAGTTCCTCGGCTGCATCATCTATTCCAAGCCCATTAGCATAACTGTTAGCCAAGTTCTGCATCACATTACCTGTAACCCTGCTAATGGTGTGCTGGCTTGCTGTGAACACATGTTCCATAATTATCTTCTGAACCCTCTCAGAGAACTCACTGAAGGATACACTCACACCCAGTCTTTGCAACTCTCTGATAATACGGTTCCTGCCATATCGTGCTGCCTGCAATGCCTCTTCCCCCAACGTCTCCTTGTAACTATCACTGGCTCCAAGGATATGGGATATAACCAATCTCATGGTGGCGTCGTCTGTTGGTAGTCGATTACGTCTCAGTAGCTCCTGGATAGTACGCTCGGCAACCTCTGCAAACAACTCCTGCAGCTTTCTGGTTAACCTAGCTTCGGCTCTTAGCTGGCTTGCTGGCAACTGCTTTAAGGCTCGTAAGTATATCAATGATTTCTCTATCTCCAAAGCCATCTTGGTCGCTAGCATGCTTCTCTGCCACCTCCAATAACCTATCCTGCAGGCTTAACAATGTTGCTTCTACTTCAGGTGCCAGGTCTACCTCCAAAGTAATTGGCATTCCATTCAAGTAGTGTGCATCCATAGCTGGGTGGTCTACTGGCTCTAGTCCAAACCTATCTCCAAAGTAGTGGATAAGCTGGTTCGGTGTCATTGCTGCATTCCTAAACAGCTCGGTAGCCATCTCCATGTCATGCTTCTCATCCTGGGTATCAATTTCTGCGAACTTGAATTCCCAGTCGAATGCCTCAAACCCTTCCCACAAGATATACTTGTTAATCATACTCTCAAGCATTTCCTGTCTTGGTTCAATGACGGAACGCTTGTATATTTCAGTTGACTCTTTGGCTGTGTTGCCTCCTAGAGAACCTGTCTCAGCTATACCCAAACGGTATGGAGGTACACCGTGTGCTGCCAGAATTTCATCCCTGTTGTCTTGCCTGTACAATCTAAAGCTGGCTTCTTTGACTTCGGTACTCAAAGGCTTGAACTCAATATTGACTTCTCCCTGCCCC